CAGAGTCGAGGGCGTAAGCCACTACCTCCATCGCTCGTTGCAGCTTCCGCGCCAGCAGCGGGGCGGCTGTGCGGTAGGCGGCGATGAGCGCGTATTCGGAGGCGGTTGGTTCCCCGGTGGCATCTGCGTACGCAATCACCGCGCCATCGGTGGCCGCCCGCTCCCGCACATACGTCTCACGTCCGGTCTCCATTGCGTCCCACGGCCCCGGCGTTGCCTTCGCGTCGTGCTCCAGCGTTTCTACGATGAGTTCGTCGGTAGTCATTGCATCGCCTCGAGTTCGTCTAATACCCGCAGGTACATATCTGAATCCCACGGCAGCCCCTGAAGGGCATCCACTTCCGCCGCTCCTAGAGCGGACATCGCCCGTTGCAGTTTCCGCGCCAGGAGCGGGGCGGATTGATAGGTGTCACACTCGCCGTGCAAGAAACATCCATCATCGCCATGCTCAAGCACCTGCTTGATGAGTTCGTCAGTGGTCACATCATCCTCCCTTGCGGCTCCGGCCGTGGCCGGTATTTGGTGCAAGCGCACGGTTCGTAGTCCGGGTGCGCCTCGTTGATGCGAGATTGCCCGACGCACGTGGTGGCCGTGGACGGGCGCATCTGCCAGCGGTGGTAGTTCGCCGGGTGCCCGCAACGGCGGCAGAGGTCCGTGGTGGTCATTGTTTTCCGTCCCCCGTTAGACCCTGCCAATCCTCCAACCGGAGGATCACGTAGTGCTCACTAGGCCGCCCGGCAACGCTGTGCGAAACGCAGAGTAGCGGCGTACGGCTGCCGGTAGGGTGCATCGCGGCAGACGCCATAGCCTGGCGCATCCCATCGCGCAGCCGGGTTGGCATACATCGCCCCGCCTTCACCTCGATCGCATAGCGGTCATGTTCCACGTCGGGGGCGCTGCCTCGCTGGCGCCCGTTTACCGGCACGCGCACGCCCCCGAGCTGTTCCGCCCACCATCGTTCAATCGCCTTCCATGTTGCGCGGTTCATGCTGCCTGCCCTCGCTTCCATGCGCGGACCCGTTGCCGAGCAAGCCGGAGTGCATCATCCGCGAGGTTTGCGTCCCACGCGCACTCCAGACAAAGGCGCGCCTGCCATCCAGGCTGACGTTCCTCGCCGTGCTCCGGGCAGTAGAACGGCCGGCCGTAAAGCGCGATATCGCTGGCGGCCGATACCGCATACCCAAGGCGATTGGATAGGCCGCAGAGCAGCGCTTCCCCGCGCCATGCGTGCAGGTCATATATATCGGGGTCATAATATTCGTGGTCACCCTGCTGGGTGATGCGGGCCTCTACGTCTCGGAGGCGGGCGAACCAGGCCACCGCTTTGCGCTCCCAGAAATCTCGCTGCTCCGCGGCAGCGATTGCGTCAGTGTCCGGGGATGGGTGCTGGTCACTCATCGAAGGTACTCAAAATCTTCATCGTCGTCAATCTCCTCGTGCTCTTGGGTATGTCCCAAACTATCGCCACCGATCCCTATCCCAAGTCCCAGGGACCCCCCTACGGGGGGTTCCCCTTGGGAGTTGGGATAGAATTGGGATTCGGCTATCCCAAGTGTTGGGATAGAGTTGGGATAGATTTGGGTATTGGGATAGGCCAATGTGTAGGTCGTTTGGCGCTTGTTCCCCTCCTTCTGAATCTTGCCGGCGAAGGCTAATTCCGCGAGAAATTGCCGTGCCCGCTCCGGTCCGATGGGCGCCGCACCGTCCGTAGTCCAGGCCTCTCGGAGCCGCTGATTGGTCCATTCGCCCCCCTCTAGCTCGATGATGTGGAGGGCCTTGACCGCCGATGGCCCCAGCGCAGATACCACGCGCTGTAATATGTCCATGGGCTTACAAACCAGCTCTCCGTCCCGTCCGCCGACCTCATACACCACCCGTTCGGGCATGATGCCGACGCGGTTTTTGGTCCGCATGAGTGCTATCTGACCCATTTCCGAAGCGCTAAAATCCGACTGCTTTTCCACGTACCAGGCGACATCCGACTTGGCCTTCTTGGCCCCGGAGCCGCGGGAATAGGCCTTGTTGGCGCCGTCCTTGGTCGAGTGGTCAAGGATGGCCACGGCCGTGTTGCACTCCCTGGCGAGCCGGACCGCGACGCCCATCATCCAGCGTGTGACGTCCGGCCCTGCGTTCTCATCCAAACGCGACGCGCTGAGTACGTCCGCCATGGAGTCAAAGATCACCATGGCTGGCTGCACATCCAGCACGTACGCAACGAGCGCATCTGCGTCCTCAAGCGTGAGCCCGGCGAAGGGGAAATAGTGCAGGTGCTTATCCAGCGCGGCGCCCGCCACTCCCATGGCTTTCAGTCTGAGCGCCGTCATCTGAATGCCCGATTCCTCATCCACCAAAAGCACGTTCTGGCCGTCCTGCACGAGCTGGGCAAGGTAGGACAGTCCGATGATCGTCTTGCCGCATCCCGGTTCCCCGTAGAGCAGGTGGACATGTGAACGGATGAGAACATCGGGTATCACCCAATCGGTAGGCGGGGTCTCACCGTCCACCCATTGGCCAAGAAGGACGCGCCGCTCCGCGAGGCTTTCGGCCGTGACCGGCGGCGGTGCAGTGGGGGTGCCGCTAGCGTCGTACGGGTCCCCGAACTCCTGGACCGCCTTCGCGCGCCATTTCTCCGCATCCTTCAGGAGCGCGTGGAACTGCTGTTCGAATGCGCGATTCTTGCCGCTGCCGTAGGAAGACGACGATCGCGCCTGCTCCATGTACGCGCGAATGACGGCCATCGGCGCCCGGTCGCGTGCGAGCTGGCCAACGATGCGGGTGACCGTCGCGTGCCACTCCCCATCTATCGTCTCGTCGCCAACGGTGCGGTCGACAATAGCCCCTGTGGACGCTGTGACGCCCGTGTAGCGCTCCCAGCCAGGCGGGATGGTATCGCCACCCGCCCCGGCCCCGTTTCGGGTGCGTACGCGGTCTCCCTCGCCCTCAGAGAAGGGCTGAATCACTTCGATGGGGAAGGAGAGGTTGATGGCGTCGAACGCCTCGTGGAGGAATTCCACCGGGTCCGCGATGCGGGCAATCTCGACGGGTGAGCCCTTCCGCAGCCGGTACTGCCGGCCGTTGGGGTGGGTGGACGGCGGCGCCACCACGTATCGCCCCTCAGACGATATCTCCAGCTTGTGTTGCTTGAGCCACGGATGCCCGCTGCCCATCATCATCGATGCCACCGGGTAACCCGTGCGGATGTACACGTGCCCGCCCTTGCCCGTGTAGGCGCAAAGCGTGCTCATGGCGAGGTCAGGGTTGGCGTCCAGGAAGTCATCGAACAGGACGCGGTCTTCGAAGTCGAGCACGACGAGGTTGCCCGAAACCGTGCCAGTGACGATTCCCACGCCGAACCCGCCGCGGTTGTACCAGGCCATCACCTCTTCGTCGGTTGCCAGGCGGGATTGGAACGGCTTCCACTCTACCCCCGGGTTCTTTGCGCCGGGGACGATGGGGATGATTGACAGCCCTAGCTCCCGGTACGCGTGGACGGTGTCGATGAGGGTAGACACGGTCACGCGTTCCCCCTGTGCGCCGCCACAATCCGCCGCCCTATCCACTCGGCAACCGGGACCGCTACGGCGTTGCCTAGCTGTTTGTACCGGTGGCTATCCGCCTGCCCGGCGGTCCATCCATCGGGGAAGCCCTGCAGGCGCTCGCATTCCGTGGGCGTAAGTCGGCGAGGGCGGCCAGTAGCGGCGAATATCCTCCCGCTGTAGGCATCCTGCCCGTTGAGCCCTCCGCCATTGTGGGCGCCATCATTCAGCGCCCCCACCACGTCCGGCACGTACACGCCCTGCGCCCCCGTTCCGTCGAGCGTGTAGCCCACGCCGGACTCATTGACGCCGATGCCGTTCTGCGCCTTCTCCATCGCGCGCGTGTCCTGGATGGCGACTACAGGCACTACGGTTACTGCCCGCGATGACCCCCCATCCCCCGCTCTGAGCGCGGGCGCTACCCCGCTCTGCTCTATCTCGTCATCGCTTCCGCCGTCTCGGCCACGCCGGGAGATGACATAGGCTCCGTGCCTGTCGAGGTCGTTTCTTGGCCCTCCGCTGCTACCGCGGCCAAGGCTGCCGCCAAGCGTTCCGGCAACTTCTTCCCCCGCCGTTCTGCTCGCCCGAGGATTCCCGCACATGCCTTCGGGGACAGGTAATACTTCGACGGCGCGTCCGTCTCCAAGATGGCCGACAATAAACACGCGTTCCCGTCGCTGGGCCACGCCGAACCATTGAGCGTCAGGACTCCAGAAGGACCCCATATACCCGAGTTCCGCCAGCCCGCGAAGGATGACGGCAAGATCGCGTCCTCGGTTAGAGGAACGTAGGCCAGGGACGTTCTCAACGACGACCCACCTGGGCCGCAACTCTGCAAGAACTCTTCGAAACTCAAACCAGAGCCCTGACCGCTCTCCAGCCAGGCCCGCGCGGCGGCCTGCCACGCTGACATCCTGGCAGGGGAATCCTCCGCAGATGAGGTCAACGATGGGGATAGCTCCCCCTGCGATGGCTCGAACGTCGTCATAGCAAGGCACCCCCGGCCAGTGTTTGGCGAGCACAGCCCGCGCGTGTGGGTCGATTTCGCACTGCCAGGCGCACTCCATCCCGGCGCGCTCGAACCCTTCATCAAACCCGCCTATACCGCTGAACAGCGACCCGAATCGTAGCGTCATCCATCCATCCCCTTCCATGAAAAGGGGGCAGGCCGCCGATAGCAGCCTGCCCCCGTGGGAGCCGGATGGCTACTCGTCGTCTTCTTCGGCGACCTCGAGTCGCTTGGCCAACGGGCGGCCGGCGGTTTTGGCCGTCGCCACAGCCTCACTCCTCCGCTTGCGTGGCGGCATGACCTTGCTGACCTTGTTGCGTTTCTCGCCCTTCTGGCTGAGGTACTGCTCGACCGTGACGCGGGCCTTCATCCCCGGCCACGAAGGCGGGTTGACCTCGATCTCTTCGGGATCGTCGATGAGCCCCAGGCCGTCCATAAGCGCGTAGAGATTGGACTTCTCATTGAGCCCGTTCCCGTCGAGGTAGGCCTGAGGGAAGTTGATGTACTGCCGCAGCTCGCCAACCTCGCTGCCGTCTTCCTGGTCACGCAGCATCCACTGGACGTAGAACGATGTCTGTGTCTCGCCCTCTTTGTAGATGTTCGGCCGGTCCTCCGGCTCCCCGACTGACAGGATTTCCCCGTCGTAAATGTCCGCGTCGTAGAGCGGCCACTCGCCGCCCTCCGTCGTGGTGGTCGTACCGACAAACTTGTCCCAAACCGATGCCATTTTGGCTCCTTGTTTCTGAGCGTAGGTCGCCACCCTGTTTTAGTAAGCCCTCGTTTCGAGGACGGTTACCCGTTGTTGTTGGCCAGCCGGTGACGTTCTTTGTGTGCTCGCGGCACAACCGGCTGGCCTGTGCCGCGGCCTCTATCGTTTCGCGCTGCTCATGGCGCATTGCAGGTTGATGGGACACCACTCGCAGTGGTGGCCATTGATGCGCGGAAAAACCGCGTTGTTGATCGCGGACGATACTCCCTCGGCCAGTTCTTCGAAACCCGCGAGCTGTTCGGCGGTCCGTTCGGCCACTACGAGCTCGCTCGACAGGTTGCCGGCGCGGGTGTGAATCACCCTGGCAAACGTCAGCGTGCCAGGCTTGCCGGACGCCCACAGGTACGCCGTTGGCTGGATGTCACCGCGGGCGCTGGCCTCATTCATTTTCGCGCTGCCGGTCTTGACGTCGACGAGTTCGCTGCCGTCCTCGGTCAGAACCGCGTCAATGTAACCCAGCACGTCGCGCCCGTCCGATAAGCGGCGCTTCCACCGTTTCTGCACGGCGACCGGCGTCCAGAGCGGCGCGTGGTCGATCATGTGGCGGGTCGTGAGCCGCATTGCCGAATCCAGCTCGGCGCCGAAGTTGGAGCGGCCCCAGTCTACCTCACTGCGACCGCCAGCCTTATCCACGTCGTCATAGTAGGCAGCCTCGGCAACCTCCTCCGCCTCGTTGGTTCCAATGTCCTCGCCGCTGTGGCGCTTCTGGCCCCAGTTGTGCGTAGAGGCGGCGTCGACCGCGCGGCCTTTGACCAACGCGGCGCCGAGTTTGCGCGGTATCTCATCCAGGTACTGCGCCGCCCACGAGCGCGGGCAGGACATGTAGAGCTTGATACTTGATACGCTCAGATGGTCGATGTCCGATGGGGATTTGGGCACCTCGCCCCTCCGTCGTATGGCTCAATTGAAAGCAGCACCTGGCCCTTGCACACGCCGCACTTTACGGACGCTTGCCGGAAGCACTGCGCGTGCGTAACAAACGGCAGCGGCACCTCTGTCCTGTAATCGCACAGCATCACGGTGGGAGGTAGCGGATGGCCGCAGGGTTTGATGATGCCCGTGAGAAGCATCAGCGGTCCGGTGTGTTTGGGACAGTGGGAAATGAACGGCTCCATCATCATCCTCCCTTGTGGTATGTGTGAGTGCACCCGCACCCCTGGCGCCAGCAGAGATGATGCTGGCCGTTGCCGCAGTAGCTGCACACAGGAGCGGGCCTCACTCTTATACCTCCTCCATCACGCTGGCCCACGGGCCGTAAAGTGTCTCGAATTGCTCTGGTGTAATCAGGTCCCGCACGACCAGTGCCAATACGGCGTCCCGTGCAGCGTCCCATGCGGCGCCCAATGCGGCGTCCCATGCGGCGGTGACTGCGGCCTCCCAGGTGCCTGCGGCGTACCATGCGGCGTACCATGCGGCGTTCACCGCGGCAGTGCCTGCGGCGACCCGTGCGGCGGTGCCTGCGGAGTCCCATGCGGCGTTCACCGCGGCGGTGCCTGCGGCGACCCGTGCGGCGTTCACGCGCTCCGCCTCTTCCGGCGTGAGCGTCCTGGCACGATCTATCAGCGCTGCCACGGACTCGCCATTCGGCCCAAGCGCCTGCCACGCTGGCAGCTCACGGATAGGCCGGTACGTGTGCACAACGCGCTTGTGGCCATCGATATACTCTGCGGGCACATCCTCGGCGATCTCCACTTCGAACAACCGGCATGGCCATGAGCCGCCAATTAGCGTTTCGGCGGGTGCGTCGCTGACGTGGTAGCCGCGCTTGCAGAGTTCGATGCGTCCTTCGATTCGTGGCATCCACTCGCCCATCACAGGCCGCGTGGTGCCTGTAGCGAAGTCTGTCCCGTCTGGGCGAGTAGCCTTGAAGTAGTGCATCACATTCGTCTCGCTTTCTGTTCGAACCATGCCGTCCACATGCGGCCGCGCTCGCTCATGGCTGCGTGCAGTCGCCCCCACTTCGCCAGCTCGATCCATAGTGCCAGCTCCGCCGGTGTCATCGTCGGGCCATCTGGGCCGTCGTGTGCCATCACAGCACCCTCACGGCGAAAACTGCCACCGCGAGCGACGCGACCGCGAGGATGGCCACCGGCCACCAGCCGATATACGCCGTCACGGTGTCAGGCTCGCGGTGCCAGGACGGCGCGCAATCGCAGAGGAACGTGGGCAGATCGCACACGCGGCACGCTGACGTCAGTGGGCCGTGCCGGTACTCCTGCGTGTCGTGGTCAACGTAGGGCCCGCTGTTGCTCATGACGCGGCCTCCGTTGCCACGAGTCCGAACGGCGCCAGGTCGACTTCATCCACTACGCGGCATCGATGCAGTCGGAACTTCCCGTCCGACGATGTCGGAATAGCTGCGATGTCCTCGGTTGTGAAGGCAACGCGGAGGATGCGATATCCCTCTCGCCACCTCCCGAGGCACCAATCCAACGTGGCGACATTGATGCCCGCGCCGCAGTCCTCATCCACATCCGTATCGGCGTCATCCACGCTCACCATCTCACCGGGCGTGTAGACGATTCCGCCGTTAAACGGCCCCTCGCCGCGCCCGTTTACGAGCTTAAACGCTACCAATTCCACGCCCGGCAACTGGAAACGGTAGAGGTGTAGCGGAGACGCGCGCTCAGGCGCCACGCCAATCGCGCCACTGAGGACAGCGCCAACGAGGTCAGCGCCACGGAGGTCAGCGCCACGGAGGTCAGCGACACTGAGGTTCGCGCCACTGAGGTCAGCGCCACGAAGGTTCGCGCGACCGAGGTACGCGCCACGGAGGTTCGCGTCACTGAGGTTCGCGCCACGAAGGTTCGCGCCACCGAGGTACGCGCCACTGAGGTTCGCGTCACGGAGGTCAGCGCCACCGAGGTACGCGCCACTGAGGTTCGCGTCACGGAGGTCAGCGCCACCGAGGTACGCGCCACTGAGGGCAACGCCGGTCCTAACGGCGGCGATTACCGCCTCGCGTATCGTGGATGCGCTTTCCGCCGTATACAGCGGTTGGCCGCGCCGGCCGTAAATGGTAATGCTCACGACGTGGCCTCGCGCATTTCCTGCCCGAGGTAGTTCGCCGTCTCGATATCGAGCCTCGGCATGATGTCCGTGAGCATCTGCCACACGCGGCACGCGGCCGTGTACAGGTGCATGTCCTGCCGCGTGAGCAACGAGAGCGCATCGATTTTCTCGATCCAGTACGCCAGTGCGTCTGCTACCATGCGGGCGCGGGATACGTCACTGGCGGAGACGGTGCATGAGCACGGAATCGCGTCCGGGTCGTTACCGTGCCCGCGTGCGCCGCATTCACCATCGCAGTCGAGATGCTTCAGCCGCTCGGCGAAATCGTCCGTCTTGTAGAGCGCATCGAACAGATTGGCCAGCTCGAAACTTGACCGGCTATCGTCGTCGTAGTCGCCCGCTACGCGGTCGATCCATCGTGCCTCTCGTTGTGCTATCCTGGTCATGTTCATTCCTCTCCTCTTTGTGTGGTCGGCGCCCCGTTCCTCGACGGGGCGTTCGGCTGTCTAGCGGTCTGCGATGTCGGATTCCTCCGTGGTGGCCCTATGATGCAAACAATTGTTTGCGTCTGTCAATAGGGCATCCATGGACGCCTGCCCCGTGTTTTCAGCGGCGTCCAGGTTCCGCACGGCCTGGCGGTAGTAGCTCCCCTTCAGTTCCGCACCAATAAAGCGCCGCCCCTCTTGCAGCGCGACATATCCCTCGCTGCCAATCCCCGCGAATGGGCTCAGCACCACGTCGCCCGGATTCGTCCACAGCCGGACACATCGACGGATGACTTCGAGCTGCAACGGGGCGATGTGGCGCTCGTCATTGTGCTCCCGTGCGCTGCGGTATTGGAGCGTGTCGGACGGGTCGATATCCATCCAGATGGGCTCTGCGATGTTCTGCCAGAGAGATACGGGATACTCCGCCCCGTGGGTGACGCGCTCTACCACGTCGCGCGGGTCCCGCATCGTAATGACGTAATCAGGGATACCCATGCGGCTCATGGTCGCGTTGTTGCGGATTGTCTTGTGCAACAAACCGAGCGCCTTTGTCCGCTGCATCGCGCTCACTGGGTCCTTTCGGATGGTGACCTTCGAATGGTAGATCCAGCCATGAGACTGGAATGCGCGTATCAGGTCGCCGCTAAAGTCCTCGATGCCGATATACCCATGCTTCTCCTTCGACGTGGGGAGATCCATGCAATGGAAGCTGACCAGGTGGCCCGGCTTGGTAACCCGTCGCAGCTCGGCGATCAGGTACCCGAAGTGCCCAAAGAACTCGCTGTAATCCCGCACGTTTCCCATGTCGCGTGGGGAGTTGGAGTATGTGTAGAGCGATGCGAACGGCGGGCTGAACACGCTGTAATCCACGCTGTCCGCGGGGAGCCCTCGCAACACTTCCACGCAGTCCCCGTTGTAAATCGCGTACCGGTCCGTGACGGATTGGTCTATCACCTGAGCCATGTCGGAATCCTCATCTCTGTGTGTGCGTCGTATGTGTTGGTCGTACGGATGTTGCCTAGTACCTGCTCGCGCACGGCGTCGGCGGTCACGGACGCCAGTTCCTCAGTCATGGCCGCCGCGTCCCGTTCTTTCCGCGCGAGGTTGGCCACCACCGCGCCCTCCAGCTCGCTGGAGAAAACGTGGATATGAACCTCTCGCGACTGGCCGAACCGCCAGCACCGGCGGACGGCCTGGTAGTACGCCTCCCACGAGTCGGTCACCCCTACGAACGCCACCCGCGCACAGTGCTGCCAATTGAGCCCGAACCCGGCGATCGACGGCTTTGTGACGAGTACGCGCGTCTCGCCGGCTGCGAACGCACGTAGCCGCGACTCCTTCTCTTCAATGCTTTGTGACCCGCGCACTTCCACGGCGCCCGGGATGGCCGCTACGAGCGCTTCGCTTTCTGCGTTCAGGTCACACCACACAATCCACGGTTGCATGTCTGCGTTCACGATGTCCGCGACGGCGTTCACACGCCCGCCGATGCTCGCCTTACGCGCCTGCCGCCGCTCCATGAGTGACTGCGCTTCTACCGCGAACAGGCGCCCGGTAGCCGCCACCGCTTCATGGTCCGCTTCGATGGTGTGCTGATAGGTCACGTACGGCGGGAGCGTGTACCCATCGTCACAATGGCCAAGGTTCGAAGGCTTCTGAATGAGTGCGCCCCACGACGCTACCCAACGCCAGAATTCATCCCGCGCATGCTTCTTGAGGCGCCACACCTGCGTCTCTCCGCCGTCATGCACGAAGAATTCCGAGAGCATCTCAGAACGGCTACAGATGCCCAGGAACTCCGCATGGGTCCCTAGCTCCGTGTAATCGTTTGGCGCCGGCGTAGCGGTCGCGCAGAGCTTCCACGGGGTCTGCCCGAACGCTTGGATGAGAATGGCGAGCGTCTTTGCGTCGTGGTGCTTGATGATGCTTGATTCGTCCAGTACCACGCCCGTGAACGTCTGGGGATCGAATCGATGCAATCGCTCGTAGTTCGTGATATTGATGCCCTGCTGGACGTGCGACTGTTCACGGGCCTCCGTTACCATGATGCCCATGCGCTCACCCTCGGCCACGGTCTGAGCGGCAACAGCGAGCGGGGCGAGGATGATTACGTTTCCGCCCGTTTCCTCCGCAACACGGGCGGCCCATGCGAGCTGAATGGCGGTCTTCCCGAGCCCGGTATCCGCGAACACCGCCGCCCGGCCGCGTCGAAGCGCCCACGCTGTCAGGTCGCGCTGGTGAGGGAATAGCCCATAGCCGATATCGCACGGGCGTACCCCCTCTATGCCGGACGGTGGAACTACCGCCAGCTTGTTCTGTACGAACGTCTCGTAGTTCATTGGGACGCAGGCATCTCGCGCCGCAGGAACTCCGCCACGGCGTCGCGCAGCACGTCGCTGGGCCGCTGTTCCCGCAATGTTGCCAGCTCCCGGACCCTTTCGGATTCGGGATGGGTCAGTCGAAAAGCAAAGGTAACCGGTTTCGTGTCCATACCACGCGAAGCGTACGAGCGCGCGCAAGCAATTGCAAGCACCTACAGCGGATGGCACGCCAGACATATCAGCGCCGGGCGCGGTCGCCATGGCAGGCGCGCCAACATGCACACGTCGTACGGGATGTGCGCCTCGTACCGGCAGTGCATGCGGGGACCCGTTACGGCTTGCACGTCCATGCGCCCCAGTCCGTGCCTCCGCTCGATATGAGCCATGCGGCTCGCGTGTTCACGGCTGGGTCCGTCAGATTCTCGCCCGGTACGCGCCACTGATGCCATCGCGGCTGAATTTGGAACAGGCCAACGCTCGCCCCGTGGTCACCGATGGCCCACGCTGAATAGCGCGACTCGCACCACGCCACCGCGCACGCAGCCGGCGCGTGCTCTCCAAAGGTTTCCACGATGACGGCGGGACAGTTTTCCAGGCCAGCGGGGAGGGAAACCGTGCCCGTACTCTGCTGCACCGCCGCCATCGTGGGAGCAATCGCCACCGGTGAGGCGGTAGGCGTTGCCTCAATCTGTGCGGCTACCTCAAAAGTAGCCGATGCTACCTGAAAAGTAGCCGCCGGGCGGAGGTCGGGGTCGTAATCCACTGTAAACAATTGAGGGCTCGCATCTAGCCCCCCATTACCGCCGCCGAACGCCAGCGCCAGGAGCGCGACGACGACGGCCAGGATGCTCAGACACCCGTCCGAGGCGGCGTAGTCGTAATCTGCCGCATGGCGAACATGAGCACGCCCGCAATGGTCAGCACGGTGCCGCTGTAGTCGCCGAACACGTCGGCGCTTTGCTCCACAACGCCGAGCACGGCGATGATGAGCGCGAGAATGAACGTTCGATAGCCTCGCATGATTACCCTCCGCTGCCGCGCTGTGCGGTAATGGTGATGGTCAACCCGTCGTTTGCCCAACCGTCGCGCGGCTGATGGCTGGGGTTGGCATGGCCGCTGAGGTATACCAGGAACGGGCCATCTCCGAGACATCCGCTCTCAATGATGGCCACGGCCGCATAGATCGCCTGCTCGGCTTGAGCCATCATCTCTGCCCCGCCGTCGCGCTGTTGTATGATGTTATTCAATTCTCCTTCCGCCGCCGCATTAAGTGCTGCGTCGACAGTCTCATTCGTAACGCCGTTCACTGAAAAGTTCCAAGACATGGCTTACCCTCCGCTGCCGCGCTGTGCGGCGTTTCTGATGTAGTCCCCGGCGATCTTTGCGCCCCTGGTGATCGCGTTGGCAATATCCTCCGGCGTCACGCCAGGCAGTATACCGCTTGGATGGTTGGCAATGTGCGCGTTGATGGAGTTGGTCGCCTCGCCGCGCGCCACTTGCTCGTTGGCGAAGGCGTCCAGCAACGGCACATTCCCCTTTGCCAGCCATGCGGCCATTTGGGCCTCCCCAAGCAACCTCAGTATGTTGTCTACTCTTGGATCTGGCATGTCTTCCTCCGGTTCGAATAGGTAGTCGTAGACGATGTGCCGCCGCTCTGGCGTGTCAAAGTCGTTGACACGGTTCACCACGTCGACTTCCGCGTGTGCCGGGAAGTGCTCCCGGTCGTATGGGTGGCCATTCTCCTGTGCGAGCTTCTGGCAGAGCCATTTGAGCGATGCGAGCTGCGCTTCGGGCCACTCGCCGCCCTCGAAGCCCTCGCACTCGATTGAGTCCGTGTAGGTGTTCACGTTGACGCCATGCCCGCGCCAGAGCGGCCACGTAGGGCGTGGAGCTGTGCTCGGGATGCCCGCATGGTAGCCGCCGTCGGTTGCCGCCATGTGCTGTAGGATTCGGCCATCCAACCCGATCGTCCACCGCCATGATGCGCCGAAGTGTCCCGCTCGGGCCCATTCGATAGCCGTGCCGAGGTGGCCTTGCATGCGATGGATTACCACGGCCGCCGGGTGATTCTGCCCCACGTAGAAGGTTGCCGCACCGGCTGGTGACGGGTTTGCCCATGGCACCTGCTCAATCGTGGGCATCGTGGGGCCTCCGTCGAAACTCCACCTTCTGAAACTGCACTTTGCCGCTGCCACCACCCTGGAAGCCACACGGCTCCCATCCCGCATCGACCATCTCGACCATCTGGGCAACGACGAACGCAAGGTCGGTAGGGATGCTCATCTGCTTGTACAGCGTCACGTCCATCGGCGCGTTCGGCATCACGTCGGCATCACGTCGGCGCCGAGCCCGCTGGTGCCTAGCGTCTTGGATGGCCCCAGCGGCGCATTCATCCATTCCTGGGATTCGGCGTCGATAGGCCACGTCGCTATCCCCGCGGCTTTGGCCAGCGCTCGCAGTGCTTCCACCCTCACGGCTACGGTGCCCGGCGCTTGCCACGGCCCGGCCTCGTAGCACGATGTTGGGAGCGGGGACCCGTCTGGCCCGCCTGCGTCGAACAGGTCGTTGATTGCAAACTCAATCCGGATCGCTACCTCCGTGGCACACGGCCAGTATTGGCCACAGGAGCCGCACATCTTCCCGTACACCGGCCCCTTGTGGTTGCTCACGATAGCCGTCTTCGTCATCTCGGCCCTCCGTATCTGTGTGCCTCATCATAAACCACGAACGCCACGAACCCGGCCACCAAGGCCACGGCGCCCGCCAGGAATGCGAGTGCGATCCGCATCGATTCAAGTGGTGTCACGCCCGGTACTCCGCGGACAGGCACATCACGCACACGCCCGGCGGCCAGCCGGTCACATGCCTGCATCGGGTCATCCTGATGATGTGCTCGGCGAAGTCGCGGATGGCCACAGTTCGGCCGTTCGGTAGTCCCACGTATACCGGGTAGTCCATCTCATGTGTCTCCTCTCCATGGCAGTATACCCACCACGAACAGGAATCCAACGAAGAACGCCAACACCATCATCGGCCCGCGCTTGATGATTTCGCGCCACTCCTCATCCAGCTTGCGCCGCTCCCGCGTGTACTCGTCATTTGTGTCGCCCAGCCGGTGCATCTCAGCCTCAGTCAGGTATTCCCGCCGGCGGAGGATGTCTTCGCGCTCCTGGTACCAGCGCTCGCGGCCGTCGAACCAGCGCCACGCCTTACGCGCACCGGCCCCGGCAAGGCCAAGCATCATCGCTGCCGCGCTTCCGATAGCTGCAATCGCCCGCTCGTCCACCGTCATTTCTCATCCAGCCACCTCCCAAACATCGCATACGCCTGAAACGCCGCAATGATAGGGAAGCCGTACAGTATGAGTGCCCCAAACACCGTAACCGTATCCAGCCCGAGCGGCAGGTTCGCCCCTGCCAGTGCCGCCCACCAGACTGCCAACACAACGCGGCCAACAACGCGCCAGCCGACAGGTGCAAAGATGGTCGCCACGCTGATTCCGGCCCCTGTGAGGACCATCACGCCCCAGAACTCCGAATTCGGCACGATGTCGCCCAGCACCTGGAAGAATCCCGTAGCTCCGTCCACAGCAAACGGCGGGCGGCCGTTCTCCGCGAACCTGTAGCCGAGGAACCTAACCGAAACGAGTACGAGAAAGATGGCCGAGGAAAACTCCCACGACTGCATCCACCAACGCCGGGCCGTTGCCGGAGCGATAGCCATCACCGCGACTCTTCTATCATGTCAGCAACACCCCGGCTCCGCCCAGCCGCTCGACCTCGGCGGCCAGAATTTCTATCTGAGCCTTGTTCGCGGCAGACTTGCATTGCCACTCCATCTGCTGCGGGCGTAGTTCATCTGGGCTCCGGCCCGAGCGCGTCAGCGCATCCCATTCCGCATCGAGGTTGCGCTGCGCTTGCCGCAGCCCTAATAGGTTGGTGGTGACCATCGTCAGCCACGCGAGCTTTTCTGCTTCGTCCATCACATTACTCCTATGCATTGTAGTAACCCAGGTAACGGAGGTTTCCGTTGACGTAGATGGGAATGCGGCCGGAGTACGAGCCAAGCGCCGTGCCATCCGCATCAGTAACGAGTAGAGCGCCATTGGATGTCACCCCAAACTGGACTTGCCCGGCGGAATCATGAACGCGGAAGGAGTTTGTCCCAGCCGCGTCGCCTAGCGTGACCGACAACTCGTTTGCTGTTGTCGCTCGAATCTTGTTGTTGGTCTGCGAAGGGCCGTTTACGTCACCGGGGAAGATGTACCCGAAGTAGGAGCTTTCGTATGCCTGTATTCCCCCGTTGGCCACGACGCCCGTGCCCCCACCATAAAGGGACGCGCCCACGGCCAGCGACTCGCCACCGTCTGCCTGCATTACTGGGCCGTTGGTATTCCCGTAGAAGAACCCGCGGTTGGTGCCGCTCACCTTGAATGTGATGTAGTCGGTGTTGGTCGTACCCACGAGTACCAGCCCATTCTGATCCCAGTAGCTGCCATCGGCGTCGGCTATTTTGCCTCCGCTACCCAGTGTCAGAGTACCGGTAACAGTCAGATCCCCGAGGCTCCCGCTCGTGGCCGTAATCGCACCCGTAATCGTCGCGCTGCTTGCCACCAATGCCCCCGCCGGTGTAACCCTGAACGGGGCGGCCGCGGCCGTGGCGCTCCCCGCATAGAGTGCATAGCCGCCGCTGGTCGCGAGTCCTACCGTCGATGCGCCGCTGCCCTGGCTAAGCGACGTGCTGCCCATCGTCCATCCCGCGATAGACCCGCTTGTGGCTGTCAATGCCCCCGCCGGTGTCACACGGAACGGCGCGCTCGATGGGGTCGCGCTTCCCGCATAGAAGGCATATCCGCCGCTCGTAGCCAGGCCCACCGTGGTCGAGCCGGTGCCCTGGCTAAGCGAAGCGGCATTGATATCCCACCCGCCAATGTTCCCACTGTCAAGCGTCGCACCGCCGACGATGTTCAGCCCGCTTCCATCCCATGTCAGTTTCGACGAGGTGCTATCACCGAGGGAGAACCGTGGCGTACCCCCGTTGTATTCCAGCCAGAATCCGCTGCCATCGTCATAGGCTTCCTGTCCGCCAGCCAACACGCCTTGCTCGCCCATCGTGAGCTGGCCCTTCACGTCCAGCACCTGGAGCGTTCCGCTATCGCCCTCGATGTGCCCCTGGAACCGGCCCATGCGTTGCATTGCTCCGGCCTGCCCGAAGCTGCCCGCCGGCGCTTTGTATGCGTACCAATCGCTAGGCATAGCTGCGCACCTCTATGACGGCCCGGGCGATCTTCACGGGGCGCTGTTCCTGTCGCCAGTATCCCTCGGTAAACGTCAGCTCGCGCAGTTCTGCGTAGCCGCTCCGGCCGTCCGTGTCGTGGTAGGCAATCGCCCCGCTACCGGCGCCGCGAGCTCGCAGCGCTCGCAGGTCGTCTTCCTGCTTCTTGATGGTGCGGGCGTCCTGCCCGCGGTCGACACCCTCACCGCCGTCAAGGATGAGGTGTGCCTGGATGATGCTCGACGATAGTGGGCGCACGCTCGCGCGTACCGTCACATCACGGATGGTCACGTCTATCGGGTCCTCGCCACCGCCCAGAGCGGGGACAACACCCTTTAGCTGCATATACGCACCAACGTTGGCCGTCGTTGGAAAGAATGCCTGGTTGAATCCCACGTTCTCCCACTCACCCGTAACGCCCGTGGAATCGTTCAGCTGGACGAACGTGCCACCGTCGATGCTTGCCCACCACTGGAAGCCGGGCGTGTTCGTGGTGGGGCTGGATTCCTGGTACCACTCGACCGTTCGATACACTTTCTGGAGCGAGCGTGCGGGCGCTGTGAGGCGGGAAGTCCAGAACTGCACGCTACTGGTCGCGTGGTCTACGTTCGGGTCGTCAGCGGCATTCAGCGCAGCTCGCGGCAGCTCGTACATGGTGGGCGTCGCCGTCAGCCCGTTCGGACTTACAGCGATTACCGCCAGCGCCGTGCGCGTGTCCGTGGTCCCGTTGTTGATGATGCAGAGCCCCTCGTAGGAGCCAGTAATGATGCGGTGGCAGTGGGGAACCAGCGGCCCTCTATCGCCGCGCGCAGGGGAGAACGAAAGCAGCGCGCCCGTCCCTGTTGCCGGGTTGTTCACCGTGGCAAAGAACTGGCGGCCGTAGCTAACGATATCGGCGCACCGGCCCCATCCTTCATCAATGTCACCTTCAAGTGCGCCTTCGCGTTCCGGCCCGATGAATACGTAGCTCTGCGGCTGCCAGCGAATCAGCCCCGCCGTGTGATTCAGGATGAGGTTCCCATTGCTGACTGTGTTCGCAGTGCCTTCGATGTCCGGCACGCTGCGAAGGTCGGGCAGCTCGTTAATGGGTTTCAGGTTCGGGTCAATCGACCAGAGCCCGCGGGCCGTTCGGACGTAGAGATTCTGGTCGTACGTGGCGAGGTCGATAATCTGATCGCTGCTGTTCGATACTTCGAGCGACCCGGCCCAGTTGCTATCCGTGGTTGGAGTCGTGGCGCATGTCTCGATCGTGTTCACGGACCCGCGTGCGAGCAGGTTCTTCCATGGGTGAAATGCGCGTGCCTCTTTGCCTGCCGGTCCATTGGCACTGCTATCCGCGCTCGCCCCGTTCATGGTCAGCTCGTAGAACACGGCGGAAGCCATCGCCGCCTGGGTTGCCTTCGGCACATACAGCTTCCCATCAAACAGCGCAGGGCGGCCGCCCACCACGTACGTGGATGTCAGGTCGATATCGCTGTGACTCTTGGCCCATGAGGCACTGGAGAAGTCCACGGCGTACTTGCTGATATACCTGCCGCGCAACATGTAGAGGTAGCCATTTACCTCGTCATAGTGCAGCCACCCGCGCGCGCCTGCGGGGAGTGCCGTAGCCAGCGTGGCTGTTGCCGCCGTAGCCAGCGGCGCCCATGTGCGTATCTTCCCCGGCGTCGCCGCATCCCACCCGTTCGCATATGCGTAGGTGTTCGGCATCCCGTCATAGCTGAACCCTGAACCCTCATGGAAGGACAACAGCCGCATAGCCGTCTCTTGCGGCTCCACGTCCTGTGAAGTAACGATCTGCTCAGTCCAGGCGCGCGGGCCGATGCCCGTTACCTGGTCATCCCGCGTGATGACGTTGTAACGCTTGCCGTCGAGCGTGACGACCTTCGTCTCCGGCCGGGGTGACCCGTCTCTGAGCATCAGCCTAACCCTACGATGGCCACCTTCGGGCGGTACCGGCGATACTCGCGCTCGAAGTACATGCGAATATCACGTTCCTCGCTGGCATACCGGTTTTGTCGCACGACGTTTAGCCGCCGAATCGTGGCCAACGCGCCCGCCGCAACCATCAGTTCAGCGGGGCCGCTCACCTCATCATCATCCCCATATGGGACTTCAAACGTGCGATGTACCCGTACCCAAACGTCTTCGTTCGATGGCGGCGGTGGCCAGAGGTCGATCGCCGTGTCATCCACGCCGTTCCGGTCGAACGTCCAGAATCTCTGCGCCTCGCTGTATGAGGTATCCGTGTAATACCCGGTTGTGGAGTCGGTATAGCGCGTAAACACTTCCAGCACCTGCTCAGGGCTGGCAATGTTTAACCAGCTCGCCAGGTCGAAACGCGTCCGGCCGGTAGACGTACCACGGCCAACGTTCACGCGGTCCTCAAACCATGTCTGCCGGCAACCGTCGCGGACGCCCCTGTCCCATGACATATCTACGCCCGGCACGTCAATCGGCGGGGCCAGCAGAAAGACGTGGTATTCCTCCCCATTCGCGGGGCCGCTGTCAGTCCAGGCGCGCGTTACCGTCAGGTCGTCTGTGCCATCGAAGCCTGTCCCAGCCTGGGCCACACGCCGCAGGTAGTTCGCGCTGGATGCGGCGTCCGGCCGGTATATCCATGCGCCCTCCAGGGCGTTGGTATCAATCAGAGCGTCGCCAAGCAGCGCGTCCCGGAGTGCCGCGGTGGTACTCCCCGTATCCGCTGTCCCTTTGAACCCGGCGCCAAGCAGCATTGCGCACTCGATGCGCAGGTCGCGCAGTCGCATGACGCCCGCGCGGAACGCTGGCCCCTTCGCCGTTTCGGTGACCGTATCGCTGTTGTAGTAGCTCCAGCGGTACCACGATGTCGCCGCGCCGCTGGCATCCTCGTAGCTGTATTCTTCCGTGCCGTCGACAATGGCGACGGTGGTGACGAGCGTGCTGAACGCACCGTCCGCCGTGGTGTCCCGGTAGAGCCGCGTATGGGTGTAATCCTCAAGCGCAGTCGTCGGGTCTTCAACGTACCAGCGGACGAGAAGGCTCATACTGAGATGCTTATCACAGCCTTACGCCACCTAGCGGCGAGCGGACCCACGGCGTGGCCGTAGCGGCCCGGGTGCGCCCCCACTCCACCCCGGCCGGACCGTGGACTGGACAATCCCCAGATACGCGCCCGTGATTGAGAGCGCGAGCGGCTGCAACGATGCGGCTACCGCACCAGATTGCGACTGAGTGCCACTGAGAGCCGCCGTAAGCGGTGCTAGCGCCGAGACGATGGTGTTATCCAGCCGGTCATTCAGGTCGGCCGTCAGCGGCCGTAGAGAGGCTGCTATCGCACCTCGCGCGTGCTCGTACCCGGCCGCCGAAGCGGACAGGGGCTGCAGTGCCGACACCATGGCCCCGGACTGCGACTGCCCGCCTGATGCCGCCGATGTGAGAGGCCGCAGGGACGATGCAGCGGTGCCCGTGACTGGATCCGGCGCAGGGTTCGCATGGACAACGGTTAGCTTCGGTTCCTGCCCGGCAGTCAGCGTCCGGGGATAGATGAACTCATTCCCCGTCGGTGTAGTCCCGAGACGGTGTCTGTCGGAGCTAAGCAGCAGGACAGTAGAGCCGGTCAGGTTTACACCAGCCGGGAATCCTGCTTCGGAGGTGAATGAGTAGTACCCCGCGCCGCTAATGCCGCTTGTGTTGAAGGTAGCCATCAACGAGTTCCCGCCCAGGCTCGCACCCGCTACCCAGTTGCCAGTGATGGGCGATGTGTACCCGGAGAGCAAACGCGCCTCAATCGTGAAGTCAGTCGTTGACGAGTCGATAAACACGTAGACGGCCAGCGTCACACTCGATACAACCTGCCCGCTTAGCGCGGACGTATCGAAGTCCACCACCATCTCAGAGCATCGATAGTTGCTCCCGGCCTTGTATTGCCCGAGTAGCGCTGTCGCGGGGTTGGTAATCGTCCCGCCCGCACGCGCTGTCGAGTAGCTGGTACTGAGTTGGCTATCCAATCCACCCGCGTGGTCAGGCGGCGTAAATACCGTCGTCGTCATTGCACTACCGGACTTGCGCTGCCGCCCCGCGGCCGTGTCGTGCTGTTCGCACTGCCGGGAATACTAGCCGCCGCCGACGCGGACCCGGAGCCGCGCCCAATCGCAGAAGCGCCACCGCCCGCCAGTCCGCGCACCGGTCCGCCAATCGTGCGAGACTCCGCGGTGAGTGCGGCCATCAGAGCCACGAGGGTCGCGGCCACGACGCCGCTCGGCTGCATGACGCCCACCAGCGCTGATGTCAGCGGCTGGAGCGAGGATGCGATGTCGCCGTCGGGTTTCTCGTACCCGGCAAGCGCAGCGGACAGGGGTTGCAGGGAAGAGGCAATGGTGCCCGTCTGCGACTGGGTGCCGGCCAGGGCTGATGAGAGAGGCTGGAGTGCGGAGGCTATTGCACCAAACTGCGTTTGCACGCCGGACAACGCCGACGTAAGTGGCCGCAGGGATGCCGCGACCACCCCTGTGGGGGTGACTGGTGCCCCCCGCAGGATCGTCAGGAGCATGGCTTAGTTCACTCCCAGCAGCGCGAGGCGGCGATGTTTTGGTGGAGTTGCGTAGTCGTCGAATTGGGGCGAGATGGGCCGGTCTTGGGCGCGCTCGAGGGCGAGAAGCATCGGTTACGGCACCTCGTACCGGACGGTCTGCCCGTTCACCACCGCCCCGGTCTGGTCATTGCGGATCGCCGCGCAGCCGACGTGCGGGCCAACCATCTCCACGCTGGCGATGTAGGTCGACGGGTTCCACGCGCCCGGCCCCGTGATGTTCACCACAGCGCAGGTGACGGCCGGGTTCGGGTAGCTGCCGAACCAGACGACGGTATCGACCTTCATACGGACGTTGCTGCGAATGCACGCCTCGCCGTTCGTCGGTGGGGTCTTTTCGCAGTGGGTATCGCGGATGCTCGTGATGTAGCCGCCGCCGTCGACCCCCTTGACGTGGATGCCAGCGTAGCCCGCCCCCCACCGCTCCGTGGTCACGCGAGACAGGAACGCCTGCCCGCCCCCGCCCCAGACAACGGTCGATTCGATCAGCACGTTGTCGACACCTGAACCCGTGATCCACGCATCCTGCACGGTCACAGGGCCCCAGCCCTGCCCGCCGATGTGCAGCGCAGGCACGGCCTGGCCAGTGAGCCCGAAGAGCACATGGTCAACAACCGCGCCGACGTACGAACGCCCCGTATCAACGAGCGGAAGCCCGGCCGTGGGCGCCGTACTGGCGACCGTGATGTCCTTGACGCTGATCGCGTGTTGCAGCGGCAGCGTCGCGACGCCAACCATCCCGGTCACGGTCGCCGATGTCAGCGTGGTCTGGCCGAACCCGGCCCCACGTAGCGTGCTGTTGCCCAGCGCGATCGCCGGCTGGTTCGGGCCGCTGTAGGTGTACGTCCCGCCGCGGAACTCCAACACTCGCCCGTAGAGCGAAACGTTCGTTGTCCATATCGCCGGCGCCCTCACGACGATGGTCGCGCCCGTTGTCGACGCGGCCTCCGCGGCCTCGATCCGGGCACCGAGGTCAGCACCCGGACAGGTGTCCGCGACGATTACGCCGTCGTCTGAGACCGCGCAGACGGGCACCTGCGACGACGCGCTGTCGCTCGCGAGGAAGGGCACGATGCCGGCGACGGTGAGCGCGGCGAGAATCGCGCGGAGGGCGCTCACAGTGTGACCGTAGCCTTCCGTGGCGTGAGGTCTTCGAGTCCGCTTCCAGCCGCTTCGGCCAGCAGCCCTGCGAAGTAGCGGGTGCGCTCAGCCTCGGTCATGCGCCGTGGCTTCGAGCCGTCCTTCAGGTGGCGGCCTGGCGCGCGGGTATCGTCGCCTTCGGGCACGTCTTCGTAGGCATCGGGCGGGTAGAAGTTCTCGACGGCGGAGAGCCAGCAGCTCGCCGTGACCTCCCGGCCATCGACCGTCCCGCGAAGGGCGATGCGGTCGATGGCTCGTTCAGCAAGGGCTTCGGTGATCACGATTTCAGACATTGCCTATTCCTCAATGACCCAGATGGTGCCGGTCACGTTGACGCCGGAGCCGGTGTGTATGTCGAGCTTCAGGGCATCGTTCGCCGCGCCGGGTGCGATCCCGTTGGGCGGGAACCTCCAGAGAGAGTGGGTAAGAGACTCAGCGGTCCCGTATCGAGTGGCCGGGACTGTGAGGAAGGTGGACGAAGAGCCGCCGTACTTCAGCAGTATGCGCACGTTCGCCCCGCTCTGCATCAGCGCCATCGCGATGACCCTGAACTTCTTCCCGCTCGCCGGGGTGTGCAGCGTTACGGGCGTACCTGCAGTGATCGAGCTGGAAACCTGGATGGCCGTGGCCGAGTCCCACATGTTCTCCTGGCGCGTCCAGAGGTGGCCCTTTGCGCCCACGCGAAGCAGCACGTAGTCGCCGTCGACCGGCGTCAGCGTCGCGGGCGTGTCGGCCCGGACGGCGAGCATCGCAATCCCGGTATCGGTCGCCCCGGCTGCATCGTCGACAGCCTTGCCCAAAGCCGTGGCGCCCGTACCTGGCACCACGCTCGTCACGTCAACGTCGCCGATGTCCACGCCGGAGTTGGCCGCCAGCTTGCCGATAGCGTTCGTGCCAGCAGGAAGCGCGGCCACCACGTCAACCTGTAGCTCGGTGCCGCCAACAGCGCCCGCAAGCGCCGACGTATCCGCGTCTATCGTGCCGAGCTTGGCCGCGATATCGTCGAGCACGGCGTTGTCTGTGGCCCCGAGGTCAACCGTACCCGTAACGGTTACGTCGTTGTTCGCGCCGAGGTTGACTAGCAGCCCGTCCGCATCCAGTTGCGCCTGCGTTGCTGAACCGTCCGCGCCGTAGGCCAGCTTTACGACCTGGGCGTGACCTCCCGCGCCCGTGTCGTCAGTGAGGACGGTGGCAAGTGTGCCGGGGTCATACCCCAATCCATCAGCCATGGCTTACGCCTGTTCCGGCATGGTGATCACACATGACGTGATGCTCACGGTCGAGCCCGTCGTGATGGCCACGGTGTTGAGCACGAGGTCCGCGCTCGACGTTCCCACTGTGCCCTGGCAGATGGTCGTGCCGGCGTCCTGCGTGTGGATGCGGAAGAACGCCGCCGTGCCGGTCGCCAGCGCGCTGTCTTCGTCTGCAATCGTGTCTGCCGTGATGGTCGCGTTCGGGTTGGCATCGGCCGGCGAGCCGAACGCCGTGGCGCTCATCAGCAGCTTGGCAAGCGCTACTGCTGACCCGATGCTTGCGTCCGCGTCGGCGGGAACTCCGCTCGTATCGTCGTAGATGGTGATTTGCGCGGCGGTGCCTGCGTCAGTCGCCGCAGCGAACGCAGACAGCAGAGACTGCGCCACTGCGTTTGTAATGATGAAATCGGCGGCCACTTAAGCCCCTCCTGGGCGCAATCGGCCCGTGATGTGTTGCGGTTCGTACTCCGTGAGAATCCACGCGCTGATTTCGACGGCGCCGCCCCAATCACCCGCCCGGCGCCTCGCACCGACCATCGTCACAAGCTCGTCGCGCGTGTACTTCTGGTACACCTGCAAGCGCTCGCGATGCGCCTCGACGTACTGCCGCGCAACGTTGCGCTTGGCTGCGATGTCGTCGACTTCCCACACGGAGCGGAGTTCATTGAGCGTCAAAGCGGGCCTCCATTGAGACACGGCCAGCAACGAGATGCCCCCTCGCCGCTGGCCGTCCGAACTAGGATTCGAGCGAAAGCGCGGCCATGTAGAAGCCCGCACCAACCTGGAAGCTGGAGGCCGTCGCGATAGAACCCACGACAGTCACGCAGAGTGAGGAGCCGGGCGGGACAACAAGCGCCCCGTCCACCTCCGCAACAAGAGAGTTGCCGGGCGTTGCCGCCGCAGTCCCCCACGCCTGGACGGGCCCGTATGGCCGCCACCCGTTGGCCACGACGGTTGTACCGACTGCCGGCACAACGAACGATCCGGTGGCTCCGGTCACCGCTGCCTTGCCGCTACGCGACGCGATAACGAGCGCCGCGGCCGTGGGTGCTGCCTTGGTCACGGTCACCTGCGCCCAGATGGCATAGGTCTGCGTTGCTGCGGTGGACAGAAGCTGGAAGGCGAACAGGTCGTCAACGACGATCTGATTGGCCGAGCTGACGGGGTTGAACAGCTCGAACGCTGCCGTGGTGGTGGGGACCGCTGCCACCGGCGCGAACGGCGTCGATGTCATGACGTTCCAGCCCTGGCCCTTGCGGGTCATCTCCACCTTGGGAAGAAGCCCCTGTGCGAACAGTTGTTCATTCAGCCCATTGGCTTCGAGCGTGACGGGCTGGCCATCATACGCGCCGCCTCGGCGGTTGGCCTGGACCAGTGAGTTAAGTGCCACGATGTTTCTCCTAGCTGAGGATCCCCTCTAGCAGGGTTTCGAGGGGTATGGCAGGCATGTCTTCCATGCTGCCTATCCCCAGAGACGGAATCAGCTCTTGCAGAAATGCGTTCAGCGCACGGGGCGAACCCGCGCCAATGGCATCCTGTAGCGCTGCCGATAGGTCCGGGTTAAGCGGGTACCTGCTCCCGTCTTCGTTCATCAATTCAGAATCGCGATCGAGGAAGTAGAACCCGCCCCATTCCCGGCTTTGCGTCGAGAGCTGGCGGCTCGTTGACCGTCGCTGCCATACGTCTCGACTCGTAGGCATCAGGCGGCCGTCACATACGCGCCCGCTTCGAGCGGGATGTAGTACAGGTGCCAGCGAATGACGCCGGTACCGGCCTGGTCAAGGACGGCCTGGATAACCTCGTCGGCGCCCGAGAGCCCGAAGATGGTGGCATTGGCGGGAGCGTTGGCGAAGGATGCGAAGCCCACGACCGGCGCGTCAGCACCGTTCAGGGCCGTCCCCGTATCGCCAGCCCATGCGTACATGGTGCCCACGCCGTCAGACGTGATGGTGGTGGCGGCACACATATCCACCGTGCCGGTTTCGCGCTGGAGCTTGAACGTGGTCGTGGTGGCAACAACCGTCGTCACCACGCCCCAGATCAGTTTGATGAGCACGGTACCGTGCACGTTGAACATGTCGCCCGCAGAAGCGAGGTTCACGTCTTTGTAGACATGAATCCCCATCTCTGCGTCGACGAGTGCCGAACCGGAAAGCCTGCGTACGTTCGAGGCCATGAAGTCCCTCCCTTACGCGACGCCGGTGCCGCCTGCGAATCCGTACGGAAGCATGAGCGCGTAGCACAGCGTCCCGTTATCGGCGCAGGTTGCGATGATGGTCCCATCGTCCTGAACATCCTTACCGGGAACAACCATGAAGGCTTTCACGTCGGACGCGGCGAGGGTGATGGTGCTGGCAGCAAGACCGCCAAGCATGGACGGCGGGTTGTCGCCCGCGGTGATGGTCACCGTATCCCCGGAGGCGTCGGCCTCGAAGATGATGACCATGCTCATGGCGTGACCGCCACGGGCCAGCGGGGTAATGACGAACTGGTTCGCCGATGCGTTGGTGATGGCGGTGCCCGCGCCAACGAGGTCTGCGCTCGCGGTCCCGGCGGTGAGCTGGATAGGGGTGATAGCTACGTCTGCCATGGTATCTCCTCCCTTAGCTCAGGCTGCCGCGCGTGGCGTTGATGAGGGCGAGGTTGCTCGGTCGGGTCACTTTGTACCCGTGGACGTGCAGACCCTTCACAGCGTCAGAGAAGAAGCTCTGCGGCCGGTAAGCCTCGGTCTTCATGATCTGCTCTGCGAAGGTGGCCGCGCCCTTGTAGCCAAACACCACCTGGTGGGCGGCGCCGGAGGTCGGGACGTTGTTGGATACGCGCACTTCGAACCCGCCGAACATGCCGATGGGATCTGAGCGCTTGAGATTCTGGACGTTCTGCTCCGTACCGTTGGCGACAAAGCCTTCGGACTTGCGGATGTAGGCTTCCAGCCAGGGCGGGACGAAAGCGTACCGCCCGTCGCGCGGGGTGTTGGTACCAGTGAGCACGATGTCTGCGTCGAGGAACACGTCTAGCGGTTCCTTCTCGCCGGCGCCGTAACCCACGGTCGCCGCGGTCATGGTGTTGGCGGATGCCACGTTGGCCGCCAGAAGCGCGCCGATGGCAGCGTCGCAGGTGTCTGCGAGCCCCCATGCTGCCTCTTTCATCGCGGAATCCATGATGCTCGCCTTCATCTGGACAACATCCACGTCGTCGACCATGAAGTTGAAGAAGTTCGCTTGGTCAACGACCAGGAGCTGAGCTTCGAGATTCAGCGTCTCGGGGTTGCCGATGGTGGTGTTGCGGGTGTACGCGCTGACGGACACGCGACCGATCGAGTTGATGCGTACCGAGGATCCCTGACCCTTGATTTCACCCTCGTAGTCCGTGTTCATCGCGCTCTTGTAGACGTGGGCATCGTTCAGGTTTGCCAGAAGACGCCCGGCCCACAGGGACGGAACAAAGCTCTGAATAGTCATCGGAAACGCGCCCTCCTAGCGCTATTTCCTGGTGGACATGAACCTGTCGAAGTCGTCTTTGCTCATCTTGCTGATAAGCTCGCTCTGCTTTGATTCGGGCAGCTTGATAAAGCTGGCGTAGTCAAGTGAGCCAACACCCGCACCGGCCCCTTGCGAGGCCTCGGCCTTCGGTGCCTTTGCACGACGTTCTGCAGCGGCTCTCCGCTGTTCCAGGTCCGTATCCGTCTGCTTGCCGCCCGGTGACTCCATCAGGAACCTGCGTACGTCGGCCTCAAGGCGGGCAATGCCAGCCTCGTCACCGCTGTAGTTCCATTGCGCCTTTAGCCGCTCTTGCACGTCGGGGCGTGCGTTCAGGTCAGCGAAGATCGCGTTGGCGCGCTCCTGGTATCGCTCCACCGGCGACACGGATTTAGGCGTGGCTTTCGCCTTCGCCTCGTAGTAGGCACTCTCCCCGCCGGGGAACTCCGCGAGCGCGTCGCGAAAGGCAGCCGTGTCACCCTCCTCAAGGAGGGCATCGAGGGCTTCTACCTGGCGGGATACTGTCGTCTGCTGTGTGGAGGCTTCGATGCCAGCCTGGTACGCGTGCTGCATAGCGTTCTGCGTGATGGCCGTCCATCGTTCCTGCATCGCACTGAGTACATCGCCCTGCTTAGCGCGGGGGATGCGCGTAATGGATGCGGGATTGTCCTCCAGTAGTCCTACCCACTCGGAGAGCTGAGCCTCAGGGCTGACTTCTTCTTGCTGCGTCTCCTCAGAGTCTTCGGCGTCCTCTACGAGGGCTTCGGGCTCTTCCGGTTCGGGAGCGGTCTGCGCGTCTGGCTCATCTGTTTCGGCGGGCGCCGGGGGGTTCGCAAGTAGCTCGGGAGCGATCGAGGTCGCGGCGTTCGCAGGCATCTGGAACTCCGCGCGTGTCTCGTCCGTTGCTACCCCGTCCTGTACAGCAGTAGGCATGGTGACTGCTTACCACGGGGGAACGCCACCTACCGTCAGCGCGACGTAGTATGGTAGTATGGCCGCGCATGGCAACGCCAGAAGTGAAATCCGACCCGATTACCGCAGCGATCGCGCGGGTGCGAGAGTTGGATGACCCCTCATTCTACTTCGACGGGGATCGCACGTTGGAGTTACGTCTCATGGCGCCGAAGCTGGCGGATGCGTTGGATGCACTACTGAGGGAATACCGATTTCTGGTAAGCCCCCGCGAGAACTGTGATTGCCAGTCCTGTGAAACGATCGCACGAATCGAGGCGATGTTTACGCCGCAGCCTTGATGGCTGCAATCTGTCCGGCGGACATGCGCCCGCGCGAGACGATAAGCGCGCTCTCCGGGTGCAATTGCCGCCAGCGCTGCCTGTCCGTGGTGTCGTCAAGGTAGCCGAGAATCTTCATGCGCAGCCCCTTCAGCACCTTCGGGTCAACGACTGTTCCAGCTACCTGCTTTGCGGCCGCCAGCTTGCGGGACTTGCTCGCGCCACTACCGACAACGTTCAGGATGTCATCGTAGTAATCGTCAATCTGGCCCGCCTCAGCGGCCGTATACCCGCGGTAACGGGGCAGGGAGTAGTAATCGTTCTGCAGCGTCTTCCGAAGGCGCGTAAGCGGCGTCTGGGTGAGCCCAGTGTTCTCCTGGATGTATGTCTGGTCCGCGCGACTCAATCCGGCGACGTAGGCATCTACCTGCGCCCAGTCCACACTGCCGTTCACGTTGGCTGCGTCGATGGCGGCGTAGTAGCTGTCGAGAATAGGGTTGCGCTTGCCGCCCTTGTCCAGGTCGGCATAGATAACGCGGTCAGCGCCAATGAGCTGATTACGGCGGGCGCCCAGTCCGCTGGCCCAATCCTGTAGCGCAATCTTCCCCGCCAGCAGGTCGGCGTCCGCTGCGCCCTGCTGCGTGAGGAAGTCCTGTTTGGCCTGTTCAGCCGCCCGCACCATGTCCGATGCGCCGGCGACGTAGTTCAGCCAGAGCGATGGGTTGTCTTTCTTGATGGCATCCTTCTGTGACGGCGACAGGTCCCAGAACTCTTTTCCGTAGGTCTGGCGCGCTACCTGATGCAACCGCTCGCTCGGGCTGGGCGGGACATAGTTCACACCTGCCTCCTGAGCACTTATGCCGGTCAGTGTGTTGCTCCAGCCAAGGGTTCCGGTACGCGCCTGCGACATTGCCTCGCCCAGCGTGATGGGGGCGATGCTTTCGAGTGCGTATGCAGCTTGCTGTAACAGCCGCCCGAAGCGATTGTCCGCCGTGGCAATCTTGTTGCCGCGCCAGTCCGTGTTGCCCTTGAGGTCGAGTATCGCGCCAATGGGCTGGTTAATCTTGCCCTTTGCCCACTGTTCGACACCAGCCAGCGGGACGCCGTCTTTGTCTGGGGCAAGCGCTTTCAGGAATCCACGCATAGGCCCACCGAGGCCGATGCGGCGCCCCTCGCCAAGCTGTAGCGTCATCCAGTCGCCCGAAGGACTCGCACCAGTGCCACCCCACGGCAGGACGGCGCGCTTGATGGCCTCTTCCTGGCTAAGGCCGCGGCTCTGTGCCGACAGTGAGGCGGTAGCCGCGGCTACCGTGGTCAGCGTGCCCGCCATGAGCAGGGTGCGCTTCATGGCGATAAGCTCGCGCCCCGGTATCGTCCTCACCGCCAGCCCGAGGTCGTGCGTCTGTGCCGCTGCCGCAATGAGCCGGACCCAGCCGCTTGTAGCGTCTTTCACCATCAGCGCCGGGGATGCCGCGAAGCTGGCCGACGTGAGCGCGATACGCTCGACGGCCGCCCGCCCTGGACTGACGCCACGTTCCGCACTGGATAGCGATGGGATGATTTTCTCCCACGCCCGTGCCGATTCGTTCGCCGCCACGTCAGCGGTCATGCCGGGGTGCATCTTCATTAGCATGTCGCGGTCACGCTGCCAGCCACGGAATTGCCCGATCTCCACTGCCGCGAACATCTTGTTTTCAATTGCGCTGGCGCCCGGGATGCGTGCCATGCCGCGTTTGCCTTGCTGAACGGATAGCTCCAGCGTCTGCTGGCCAAACGGCCGGCCGGTGGCCATCGTGTACTGCGCTACGTCATCCGCTTCGGTGTGAGCAATGCGCGCCAGTTCGTTTGATGGATCGTTGCCGTTCCCAAACAGCCAGTTAACCGCGTGCTTGGCATTTACCGGGTCTGACACCACAGCGAGCTGCCCCTGGATGGTCAGTGGCGAACCGTCACCGGCGAGGTGCCACGCGCGAATTTCGTCCACAACCTCACTGATACCCTTCAACGGGCCGCTTACGGGCGCCCGCAGTCGGTCGATAGACTGCGCAACCTCGGGCGCGTGATACAGATGCGTCGCCGTACTCTGCACGTACTGGTCTTCGGGAATACCCGCAGTCCGGTACCGCTGCCGCAGCGTATCGAGGTTGTCCTTCGCCTTCGCGAGGTCGGACTGTAACTGAGCCAGTCCTTGAACCTTTATGTCCTTCCGGTCAGTTAGTAGCTGGATGCGCTTCTCAGTGCGCCGCATCGCCGTGTCCAGCTTTGCGACCTCGCTCACATCGTCGGGAATGAGCGGCTTGAACTTGTTTACCACCCTGTCCATGGCGTCGGCCTGTAGCAACGCCTCGCCAGTAGGTGGAACCTTGACGCGCACCGGCCCCGCGCCGGGCATCTGGCGCGCTGTCGTCTCGGCACGCTTGCCCGCTACCAGCCCTTCGCTCTGTTTCAGCGCCGTGCCAGTCTTTGCGAGCGGGCGCATGCCGCCTTGTGGCATACCACGGTCGAACTGCGCGAGCGTCTTATCCAGCTCGTCTATCTCGTCACCCAGTCCGCCCGCCTGCTTGATGGCCGTATTGACCCGTGCGCGCAGGCTTGCAGCCTCTTTTACCGCGTCATCCTTGGCGGCCGCCAGGCCCGGATGCGTGATGTCGAGCACTTCGACCTTCTTCAATCCACCGGTGCCTATCTTGAACGTCTGGTCCTGTGCGTTCAGTGCCATGCCCGTGAGATGCCGCTGGGTGAGCGTCCCCATGTCCAGCTCGGGCTGCCAGTCTGGATGCTTGCTCACGCGTTCAAACAGCGTCGCATATGCGCGCTCTTTCGTGCCGCGCCCCGCAGAGAACGATGCACCGCGAGAGGCCGCAGCCAGCGCATCATCGCTTACGTCGGCGGCCGTCATGTGCGGCACGAACGCATAGCCGGGTTCATGGCCAGCGCTATAAGGCAACACGTCTACCGCATACTTTCCGCGGACAACGTTCGATACGTTGTTCCATTGCGTTACGGCGAAGTCGTCAATCGCCTTGCGTAGCGCCGGGGCGATGTCATACATGCTCGGGCGCTCCATGATGTCCGGCAGCGTGCCGATAAGCCGCCGCTGCGCGTCGCTCAGCTTCGTAACATCGCCCAGGTAGCGGGCCGGGTTGTCCTTCGCCACAGCGTCGAGCTGGTCAAGCACCGGCTTCATGGTCGATTGGAAGGATGTCTGGAGCTTTGCCCTTACGCCCTGGCTAGCGCGCAACGGGTAGAGCACCTCGGCGTCCATGCCCGCAGCCGGCGCCAACAGTCCCTTGGCCTTGCGGACGGGCGCGTACTTCGATGCGAGGTTCCCCGGCCCACGGTCAACGGCGGCCTTGGTGGCGATGGCTTCGACAATCCCGCTCGTGCCAACGTCGTCTATCACCATCGTCGCACCGCTGGGCGTCGTAATGGGCGGGGTGTAGCCCTGGCCGCGCCGTGCGTACAGGTCAATCCCCTTGCCCGCTACAGCGCCCGCCAGCGCACCCAGGCCCGCGTAGAGCAGCGCAGAGGATACCCGGTCGCCATACGGGCCCTTGTCGGGGTTCGTGGCGCCGTACAGCCCGCCTGCTGCGGCTCCGGCGGCCGTGGTGGCTAGCTGCGGGCGGATGTAGCCGAGTTCACCGGCGGCAGGGGTTACCAGGTTGGCCGATGCCGGGGGAACGTCCAGCGTGGTAGCGCCCGCCTTCATCCCGCGCGCTACACCCGGCGCGGTATCAAGCAGCTTCTCCCCAACCTTCCATGTCGCACCGCCCGCCAGGATGCCAGCGCCCAGCGCGGCCCCAACCTTCAACGGCATGGGCGTGTCCTCTGGCAGCGCCTTTGTCGTCTGTTCGCCCGCAATTCGCCCGGCAAGGTCGGAGGTACCTTCGAGCGCGAAACGACGGGCTACGGCGGCCCCTACGCCCTTCAGCCCCGCACCGCCGGCGTTAGCTGCCACACCGGCCTGCCCAACAGAGGCAAGGTTTACCGGAGCGGCGAAGGACTCGATTGCATAGCGCGCTGGTGTCGGCAACTGTTGGGTGATGTTGCTGCCAGCGACAGCGTTCACGAACCGCTCGCCGCTTACCGTGGCGAGGCCGATGTTTGAACCAGTCTTCAATAGCGACGGGTTTTCGTCCGGCTGGTTGGCGTTGATGCGTCGGCGATACTCTGCCGCACCCGGAGCGTCTGCATTCGCCTTGTTGGCCAGCGCCACGGGTCCCGCTATCAGCGGGTTGCGCGCGGCCCCACGTTGTACCGCACCAGCCGCCGCCGACACGCCCTGAGCAATGCCGCCAACAGCAGGTTTCACGCCGGGGATATCAGCTACCCGCGCCACCTGGTCGAGCGCCATTCCGCCAACGGCCGGAGCACTCGTAATCAGCCTGCCAACCGGCGAGTTCATCGCCCCGCGACGTGCGGCATCCGGCGCCGCCGCAGCCGCATCTGTGATGTTCCCCACGTTCGCACGCGCCCCACGCGCTATCTCTGAGCCCGCGATGCTCGCGCCACGCCCAACCTTCGCTATCCCCGACTGCACCGCCGAACGGAACCCTCCATCATCTGCGGTCCCGCGCGCACTCAGTCCTGTTGCCTTCGGTTTCGACTGCATCTCCGCCAGCGCACTCTTTAGCCGCTCGGATACCGCTTGCATCTGGGGCGATGGCTTCGGCGGCTCCGGCGGCCTGGCATCCGCCACGACCTTGCGCGCCGCATCCGTCTGGCCGCTCTCTACGAGCGGCTTCACCTTGCCTACCAGCCCACGCCAGTCCGCAAGCTCCCGCTCCTTGCGCTTGACGCTGTTCTCCCACTTCCACGGCGCAACGATATCGTTCGGTACGAGTGCCATCAGCTACCCCCTAGTTCCCGTAGAACGTGTTCCCGTACGACCCGCCCGTCGGCGTCGCGCGCCGTGCTTTCTCCAGTATGTCCCGGAAGTCCACCGCCAGACCCTGCTGATACAGGCTCTGCACCATGTCGCGCTCGCTGGGGTTCAGCGCGAGGTAGTTCTGCAACGAGAATGTGGACGGCACGTTATTCAGCCCTAACGCTGGATTGCTGAGCGTCGCCCCAAACCCCTGGAACTCCGGCGCTGCCTTGCCAAAGAGGCTCTGAATCCACGGCTGCGCAGCCAATACCTCGGGCGAATACTGCATGTACTTCGGCAGGTCTGGCATGCCGTAGGTGCCGTTGGCTCCTTGCGCATCTGGAGTGGTCGTGGTGCTTCCCACGTTGTCAGCCTGGTAGTCCGGCGCGCTGCTACCCACCGCGGCGTTCGTACCAGGCGCGGGGGCCGGCGGGGTGTTCGTCACTGGATCAATCGGCATCGTGGTAATCGGCCCCTGCCCACCGGGGTTGCCATTGTTGGCGAACCGCTGCATCCACGATGGGAGCTGCCCCGTTCCCGCACCGCCGCGAGGCCGTGTTGCGCTGCGCTGTTGGCCGAACGTGCTGCCCATGGTGTTCCATGCGCCTGACTGCTTGGGCTGCACCATCGTGTTGTCAACGATGCCCGAGCCCTCGGCGAACCGCGGCATCTGTTTGGCCTGGGCCATCATCTGCTGCATCTGCTCATTGCTCATCACGCCGATCGGCGCGCCGGTAGGGTTCAACACGACTTCCGGCTTTGCCCCCCCTGCCTGCGGGTTCGGTCCGCGCGCGTCCCCCACCATCACAGCCGGATGGTTCATGTATGGCATCCCGTTAGCGGCCGCGGGCAACTGCCCTACCGGCTTGGGCATCGGCAGGATGGTGCCCTGTGGCGATATCCACTGGTTCGGCGGGTTGTTCGAGCCCTGCGCACCCGGCCCGAAGGTGTCGCCCTTCATGCCCTGCTGCTGTGACGGTGGCGTGCCAGCCCCCGATACCTGCGTCGGGTATCCATTCATCGGCGTGTAGCTCGTCTGGGGCGCTGGCAGTCCCAATGTCCCGGCGCCACCCGCTGCAGCTTGCGATGGGTTGAACACGGCCGTGCTGCCGCGGACGCTCCCGTTCGTCATCGCTCCACCACTGCTACCCGTAGCGCCAGTCTGAGCCACGGCCGGCGTCATCCCCTCGATGTTGGGGCGCTCCGGCATGGTAATCATGTCTGAGAATTGCGTCGGGTCGACGGCCTCGCCCGTAGGTGCACCCATCTGCCGCAGCAGGTAGGCGTACGCTGGCCAGTCCTGCGGGCCGCTACGCGACGCCAGTAGCTCCAACGCGCGGAACTTCGAGTCAACCTTGAGCCCCTGTGCTTGGAGCACCTGTGAGTTGTACCCAAGCAGGGCATTGACCTGGTCCATGCGCTGTTGGCGCAACAGGTCTGCGCGCTCCAGTCCCAACCGCTGGATGTCCACCTGATACTGCTTGTTGGTCGCATCCTGCGCCGTGTACGCCTGAAGCTGCGCGACCGCGAGCGAGGTAGCGTTGTTGCCCTGCGAGACGGCGAGCTGCGTGGCGTTGTTGGCCGCAGCGATGTGCGCCTGGACATCCTGCCCACGAATGGATATCTCGTTCTGTGCCGCGAGGTTCGCAATGTACGCGGCATCCAAAGGCACCTGCGTCCCGGTCAGCGTCTGAATTGGTTCTGCCATGACCTTACCCCGCTATCGGAATCCCGTTTGAGTCAACGAGTGCCCCCGGCGTCGCCAATGGCGGAGCCGCTGTCTGCTTCGGATGCAAGAACCCATCCGGGCCGCGTTCATAGCCCGGCACTTCCATCATCGGCGGCGGTGGCGGCGCTTGTAACGCCGGAGCGCCGGGAATAGCCGTCGGTGTGTTCAGCATTGGCGTTGCTGGCGGCGCGTTGCTCACCCCCATCCCCGCGAGGCTATCGAGCCGGTCCTGAACGGGCGTGTATGTCTGATAGCCGGGGTAGCTGAGGATGGCAGAACTCGGGTTTATGCCGCCCTGCTGCGCGAGCTTAGCCACTCCCCCGCCAAGGTCGTTGCCCGTGAAGCTAGTTTTGCCGCCAGTCGTGCCGTACTTGATGGCCTGATTCTTGGCGTCCGCGATACGCGCTGCGTCGCCCTCGGCCACGCTCTGCGACTTTATCCACGAATCCAATTCCTGCTGCGCTTTGGACAGCGAGAGGTTATCGCGCGAGATGCCCGTCGAAATGCGATCCATCTCGTTGTTGAAACCCGTCTGCGCAACGCTGTTCGTGTCGCCGACGTACTGGCGAATCAAGTCGTACTGGTCGAGCCCGAACTTGTTGAGGATGCTCGCGTACTGGGTCTGATTCGCAGCCTCAATCTGCCGCTGCTGTTCGGGCGTGGCGTCGCCGTACGCCATTACCGTGCCATCTGGCAACGAGATGAGCCCCAGCGCCGCCTGCTTGAACTGCTCACGCAACGACGCGACGGACGTATAGGTGTTCACCCACTCGGCAAGGTCGACCTGGTACAAGTCCGGGTTCTGCTGATAGTACGCGCTCGACTTGTCCGGCCGGTTGGCGCTCATCTCTTCGATGACGACATCAAGCTGGTCGGCAATGCTACCCGCTAGCGGCGTCCCCACGACAGTAGGCGTATTCCCACCGCCGATCATGTCCGCCAGTCCGCGCACGCCACCATAGGCGGTATTGGCCGCATCCGAGACGGGCGAACCTACCGGCGCGGCCAGCCGCCCATCGATACCGCTTGGGCCGAGGTTGGCCATGCGGGTATTGCCGCCAGTAGGCACAAACCCGGAAGGGTCAATGTAGTTTCCCGATGGATCCGCTACGTCGTAACTCAGGTGCGGCCCCGTAGAATTGCCGCTGTTCCCGCTCAGCGCTACAAGGTCTCCCGCATTGATGGTCTGCCCAACCTTCACGTTCACACTGTCAAGGTGCCCGTAGTTGTGGATGTACCCGTTCGCGTCCTTAATCTTGATGCTGATACCCCAGCCGTCGCCGGAGTCACCCGCACTCAACACTGTGCCGCCCACAAGCGCCGTGATAGGCGTGCCCGTTGGCAGCCCGTAGTCCAGCCCCTTGTTGAAGTGGGCATACCCCTGGTATCCACTGTCCAGCGGCTCGTCCGTTGGCCCGTAGCCTTGCGTAATCGGCCCGTTGTACCAGGGTTCAGTCATCACATCACCCCCATGGGTTGCGGCTCAGGCGGCGAGACCTGTGGCACCTGCGGCGCCGCGCCGAAGCGTTGCTCAAGTTCCGCCAGCCGTTGCTGGGCCGCCGGCGTGTTCACGAACAGCGGGTCATTTTTCAGCTTCATCTCTACCAGCCTCAGGTATTCCTGGTGCTCCGGTACCGGCCGGGCTCCGGGCGGATACTTGGACTGCATTAAGTCCTTCACTAGCTGGACATACAGTTCGGTCGCTTGCTTCACGATCTGGTCGTGTACGCCGTTCCAGAACTCTCCGCTTAGCCGCCCGCTCACTGCCGCACACTCGGCGGCATGTAGCCGTTGCCCTGTCCGCTGTTAGCCATCTGTGCCAGCCCCGGAGGGCCGCTCACCTGCGACTGGGCTGCGAGGTCCGCGCCCACTGTCGGCCCACCAACGGGCGAGGGTGCGCCGCCCGCCGCGCGCATAGCCGCGGGGTCAACAGCGGCGCCCTGCCCCGGCGCCCCGGCCGCTTCGTCCTGCATCATCATCCCCACCGTGGCGATAGCCTGCTTCACAATCCACGGGATAACCTCCGCCATGCCCTTTTCGACGGCTATCTCGTAATCCTCTACGTCCGTGTCCGCCACGTCGTAACCCTCTACCTGGACACGCCTGCGGGTCACGAACCCCTGTGCATTGCCCTCAATGAGGCTCTGCCGCTTCGCCAGCTTGTTCTGGTCCCCCGACAGGTCAACGGTCACCACGGCGGGCGTCTCGCTGATGTCTTTCGGCCCAAGGCCAATCCACTCGATAGTGTCACCTGCGGTCGCATCCTCTACCGGCGCGGCCAGATAAACCGTGTCGCCGATGGTGTCGCGAATCATCCGGCGCACGAAGTCCACGACGTTGCCCCAGCATCGCTCCTCGGCATCCTTGCGGGGCGTGTCCACTTCCTCGGCGTTGGCGGTCAGCGTCGCCACCGTGTATCCCGCTGCGTTCGCACCGGGCGCTTCGCCCTGTGCGACCGGGTTCACGCCACTGCGCCCCCAGAATTGCAAGGCGAGCTGTACCATCGGCGCTTGCAGCATCGGCTGGAAACCCTGCAGCACGTTCTGTATCTCGGCGCCCGGAGGCAGGTACGGCGCGCCGTCCCCTGACAGGTCCAATACCGCCGGGGAACCCGCAGTCGTTGGCTCCGGAATGCTTCCGTCAATCGGAGTCTTGACGACGAACTTCGGCCGGCGGTATGTGAACGCCACGTCGCTGGCGATGGTCAGTTGGTCATTCAGGAACAGTTCGAGGCTCTGCATCCCCCACGTCGCACCCTGTAGCGCATCCGCCAGCGCCGAAGCGCTCGTTACACGTCCATACGCGGGGAACACCGGCACGCCTGGCAGGTAGTGCTCCCGCGGGCCTTCGACCAGAGACCCCTCAATCAGGAACGCGTACCAGCGCCGGTCGTAGTACCGCACAGTCGTCACCGCGCTCGAATTGTCGTTGGGTACGTCCTCTGGCGTAGTCCAGCCGATGGCCTTGCCCATCTCTTCTAGCCTGGCCTTTTCGGCAATCTCCACGCCGCGTTTAAGCATCTCCCGGTAGACCTGCGGGTACGGTTTCCGTTCCACGATTACCGCGCGGCTCACGCCGTCTTCATCGTGTTCCGCGTAGAACGTCAGCCCATCAATCCAGCGGATGCCGAACGGCCGCCGCCCTTTCATGTCCTCTTCCAGCCGCCGCTTTATCTGGTCGGCGGATTCTTCCTTCAGATCACCCGTCACCCGGTCGCGTATCAGCTTGGGCTCCAGGTCCAGGTCGTCATACGCGCTGGTCAGGTACACCTCGTATCCGCCGACGCCGCTGTCGTACAGCGAGTCCAGAAAGCGCTGCCGCTGGGAGACGGCACTGCCCTTCTCCATCCAGTCGATTAGCTGATTGCTCCACCGCTGCTCTGCCTGTGCCTGCTTGGCACGCTTGGCACTGGCCGGGAGGATGCTCACCTTCGGCCGGGAGCGCAGGTGCGAGGTAACGCGCCGCTCAATCTCGTTGTGCGTCAGCCGCGTATAAAAGCGCCGGTCATCTTGCTGGCCGCGTCGAAACTTCTGGGGGAGCTCGTCACGCAGGTAGCGCTGCTCACGGTTTGATATCGTCTGCGTCCGCCAACGCTGCCATGTCGTGCGATGCTGCTCGACCATATCGAGGATGTCGCCCGTCTCCGGCTTCGGGTACAGCCTGGCCAGTTGCGCGTCGCGCCGGGCTTTAACCTCGGAAACTACGTCCTCGGCACCCTCATCAAGTAACTGGTTCTCAAGGTCATGATCGAGCGCGGGTTCGGCCATGCTTGACTGCTTATCACACGCTCACGCCACCTAGCGGCCGTCACTCATATCACTATCTCCGCATACGCCTGAGCGCCCTGGCTCGGCATCATCAGCTTACGCTGCGCCCCCACCAATGCCCGCCGCCTGGCGTCCCCTGCGTCGAAATGATGGTCATGCGGCGTTTTCGTGGCGTATCGCTCGTGACTGTTCGGGTCCGTACGCTCCAGCCAGCGGTAATTCGCGAACTCACGGATGCTGTGCTTACAGTCCGGCGAGATAGTCAGCCATGCCCTATCCAGCCACGCACCTACCAGCCCCAACCCCTCGCCGCGGCCCTGCGTCTCTACGCTGACCGTCACGCGCCCCTCAAACAGGTTGCGGATGGTGGATGCCACCGTTTGCCCGCCGGGGACTGCGTCCGCTTCCACGCCCGTTAGCGGGCCCTTGGCGTGCCAGTCGGCCATGTAGGCCCACATATCCTCCACATCCGGTGCTCCCTGCGTCCACACCCTCTCCCCGTATTGGTGAGCCTTGATGAAGCCATCCCGGGCGCGGTACAGCCCGATAGCCACCACGGCCGTAGGGTCACCACCGCCGAGGTCGTAACCGACGTACCTGTACAGGCACTGTGCCCACGGCAGCGGGTCCGCAATGACATGCCGCTCCGGGTCGAACTGCGGATAGACGAGGCCCGCGCGTCCTACGAACGCCTCGGCAGCCGACTTTGGATACTGGGCGTCGAAGCTGGCCGAGTCACCCATATGGAGCTGCCGCTGACGCTCTAGCCACGCCTCATCACGGCCGGGGCGAGCGAACACGGGGATGAACACGGGGCTCAACAAACTCTCACCCGCCTCTGCCGCCTGCCACGCGTCGTAGTACGGGCCGCTCGGCCCAAGCTGCGGGTTGGCCGTGCTGTTCACAATCGCCTGGCCACCAGCACTGATGGCCGGCTGCACCTGCTCCCAGTTCTCGCCGAAGTAGCGGTGAAACGACGCTTCGTCGAACTCCACTAGCTGAAACGTCTCGCCCGTGCCGCCTACCTGCGTAGCGGGGAACACCTGAAGCGAGCCACCGGTAGCAGGGAATTCCAACAGCGTGTCATTCCGGCGCACCGGGTCGCGCAGCTCTACCGGAAGATGCTGGTGCTGATACAGGACCCGCGTCTCGAGGTGCCGGATGGCAGTCTTTTCGTTCAGCGACCAGTAGCCAACGTTCCAGCCGGAACACATGGCGCGATACAGCGAGTAGGGCGAGAGCAGCGCCGACGAAAAACCCACCTGGCGAGCTTTCAGCACTATCTCACTAGCGCCGTCCTGCCACGCGCGGGCCCGCTCTAGTTGGTACGGGTAGGGCCGCATCTGTATCGGCGCCGGGTGTTTGGGGTCGTCTGAGCGCAGGACCACGAAGCGCAGAAAGTGCTCGAAGCTGTGCCGCGCAGCGATGGCACGCAGTTCGGCCATGCTGTAATCGGTGGCCGGCGCCACGGTCATGCGGGGTGCTCGGTGCGCTCTCGCTCTCGTTTTCGCCAGTAGGCGGCCTCCTCACTAACGATTGCACGATCATCCACGGTCGGCCCGCCAAACTCGCGCAACGCGCAGTGGCGTGGGTGGCGCATCTTCCGTAATGCCTTCTGTTCGATTTGCCGGATGCGCTCTTTGGTTACGCCAACCTCACGCCCGAGCTTTTCGTACGTCCCCCCACCACCCCCATCCAGTCCAAAGCGGCGGGTAATTACCAATCGCTCCCGTGGCGTGAAGTTATCCATCGCTTCTGCTATCGCCTCACGGCGCCACTCATTTTCCAACGCGAGCAGCGGATCCACCGCGTCGAGTGCCGACTGTTGCCCGAGCACTGCCGCAGCCTGCACCGATACCGCAATCTCTAGCGTGGTGGGCGCGCCAGTTACGCCACGCAATTCCTCGGGGAACAGCGCGTCTGCCGGCACTTGAAGGAATACCGCAATAGCGAGTTGCTCGTCCTCGTCCGGCCAGCGCTTGAGGTTCTCAACATCCAAGAGACGCCAATACGGCCAGCCTAACGCGTCCGCCAGGCCCTTTGCGCTGTACCCGGCCGCCACCCTCGCACGGCGTAGAGGCGCGTTGAAAGCCTTAATGCGCAGCCCTACTGGTCGATTCACTTCACCTCTCCTCTATCTGCCGCGTCGACCAGAGCGATGATGCGCTCCGGCGTCAGCCTCTCCGCCGCCTCACCTGCGCGGTCCACGTAGTTGAGCACGTTCACCGTGGTATTCGACTCGCTCTGTCTCGCCCAGTTCTGGCGGTCGCGCCGCTCCAGGTACGCGAGAGCCAGCTTGGGGTCGGTGCGCACACCCGACAGGAACGAGGTCTCTGCCAGCCCGAGTCCAGCCAATTCTGCCTCGTGTAGCCGTTCACGATATTCAGGATCGCCCGTCTCCCAATCGCGGACAGTGTTCTCATGGATACCAGCAAAGTGGGCCGCCACCCTGCGCGTGTGCCCATCCGCAAGGTGCTTGAGCAGTGCCTCGCGCTTCGCGTCCATGATCGCAACTGAGCGCCGGGGCATCCCTACCCTCCCGTAAAGTCTTTGCCGACGCGCTCCAACCGGTTCTTGAGTGCGGCCCACCTGCGTTCGAGTTTGATGCGTTCGGCTTCGAGTCGTTGGGTTTCTCGTTCGAGGGCGGTGGCTATGCGTTCGCCTGCGAAAGCGCGGCGCCATTGGCCGTGTTCTTCAATAAGCGGATAGCGGAGCTCGACCTCGATATCGTCCAGGTCGCGTTGCATGGTGCGTGGCGATACGCCGAAGCGGACGGCGAGTTCGGCAGTGGAGCCGCGGCAGCCCGAATCGAACAGGTCGCGCAGCCCAATGAGCCGGAGTGCGCGATAGGTCTGAGGTGAGCGTTCGAGCGTGGCTGTCCCCATGCGGGAATTGTACACGCGCATATGCGATAGGTGTCCAGTGAGAGCGTGCGGCGATCTCGTCTTTACCTTCGCCCATCTCCCCCTTTACACGTGTAAGGCCACAGTGTAACTTTACACGTGTCAGGGGAGCAGCCCCGGACAAGGAGACAGCGAAATGGAAATCAAGTTCAGCAAGACTCGCGATGGCGGATTCGCCGCGTGGGTCCCCGGGACGAACGTAGCTGCCTACGCATACCCCACGTCTGCGACCGCCACCAAGGCCACCTGGAAGAATGCTGCCAGCGTTGCTGCCGACATGATCGCCCGCAACATGGCGTTCCTCCCCACCTACGTCGAGACCTGCGGTTACAGCGCACTGCTCGAGAACGCACGCATCATCCACGCCAAGCACGCATAGTCGAAACGCCCTCCGGGGCGTCTGCCGGATTCCCGCCCGGCACTGACGAGACAGGGGCCACACAGAGGAGACAGAGATGACTGCACCTAAAATCCACCTGATTGCCTATGGCTCCGAATTTACAGCATGCGGACGACGCGTGCGCCGGCACGTGGCAGTAATGGAGGTTCTGCACTCACGCCCCCACCACGTAGATTGCGGAACATGTCTCCGTAGCCAGGTCGCGGCAGCGCTTCGCAATGATAACGGCGGGACGCCGCAGCCATGAACACCTGTTGCCGCGAGACCCTCCTATCCCTCCGTTCCGCCAGCGAGGTCGCCGTGAACCTCGGGGTATCCCGCCAGACCGTCCATACCATCGCTACACGTTCTGGAATCGGCACCGTGGTCAACGGCATGCGCGTATTCACTCCCGCCGACGTGATAGCACTACGCAAGGCCAGAGGTGATACACTGCCACGGCAGTAACCGAACAGACTGCGCAGTGCCTAGCCAGCACACAGAAACGCCCCCGGCACAAGTCGAGGGCGTTTCTCGTTTCTCGCGTGTTCCTACGCCGCCGGGCATGCCCCCAACATCTGGATGTCTATCGGCGAGGTCATCGATCCCTCACCAATTCCGCCAGCGCCGTGGCCGCCTGCTCAATGGGGCTGCGATCGTCGTCATCTTCCGGATCGTCGACACGGGTCACAGTCACAATCCCGGCGCCGATGGCATCGGCCGCGATAACCTCGATGCACGCGCCCTGACTCGACTGCCAGCCCGGCAGCAGAAACAGGGCGTCTGCTCGCGCTACATTTTCCAGTGCCCGGCGCAGGTACACCTCCCGCGGCAACGTTTGGTCGCCGTTGAATTCGGTCGCGGGGTTAATGATCTCGCCATGCCCGAGGTGCTCGCGAATCCACGCCTCAGCCTCACGGAACGCCGGGTAATTGTAGTCCGGGAGCCCCGTCATCGGCCCAGCGATGTACCAGGTAATCGACAGCGCGCTCATACCGCATCCTTCCACATCCGGTACACCACCACCCCGCCAGAGTGCGTGCGTTCGAACGGCAGGAACTGCTCCACAGACGCTATCAGCCGGTTAGCTGTCCGGTGGTCTATCCGATAGCGGTCGGCGATCTGCTGCGCTGTCAACCGCGCGCCAGCGCGAAACGCCTCCATCAAAGCGACCATCCGCTCCGCTTTGCGATCGACCAGCGTGGTCATCACTCACCTCCCCGATACGTGCTGCGGTGCAGCTCCCGGTAGCTCACCTCGCCGTCCGATGTGCGGAAATCGTTCCGCTGAGCCCCGCATTTTCGGCACACGCCGGGCAACATGTGCCGTCCGCCGCCTGGCTCATCTATGCGCCAGTGATGCCCGCCACCAGCGCTACAGGCGCTCACGGGGCGCTTTCCCTTGGCCACGGTTGGGCGCTCGGCCCATGCGGGCGGTTTGGGCTTCGTAGTCATTCCATCGCCTCGATTTCGTCTAGGAGCTGCCCGCTATCGGCGGCGTCGTAGGTGCCATCGTAGATTCCCTCCAGAATCTCCAGCGCCCGTTCCAGCTTCCGCGCCAAGAGCGGAGCGGCTGTGCGGTAGGTAGCTATGAGCGCGTATTCGGAGGCGGTTGGTTCCCCGGTGGCATCGGCGTACGCGATTACCGCGCCATCGATAGCCGCACGCTGGCGCACGTACGTCTCACGTCCGGTCTCCCATGCCTCCCACGGTCCTGGCGTCGCCTTCGCGTCGCGATCCAACACCTGCTTAATGAGTTCGTTCGTGGTCACATCATCCTCCCCTGTGGCTCCGGCCGTGGCCGGTATTCAGTGCAGCCGCACGGCTCGTAGTCCGGGTGCGCCTCGTTGATCCGGGCCTGCCCGACGCATCGCCAGCCCTTCGCGGTACGCGCGTTGTGGTAGTCCGCCGGATGCCCGCATCGGCAGAAATTCGTCGTGGTCATTGTTTTCCGTCCCCCGTTAGACCCTGCCAATCCTCCAACCGGAGGATCACGTAGTGCTCACTAGGCCGC